AGCATTCTGAGCTGAACGTGTAGCCTCTAATGCATTGCGCAAACCTTCCAACTCTTTTCTGTCACGACCTCTAAAGAATGTATTTAACGCTTTCTCATTCTTATTCAGGTTAGTTAAGAATTGATTCACTGATAACTCACCGCCTTTGGTTGCATCATCTGCCATTCTACGAACAATTGCGGCCCTTGCATTGTCTCGACCTTCACTATCAAGTGATGAGAACAATTGACCACGGACAACGCTATCTTTTGAAAGTAAGTTTCTGTCAATCTGTTCAGGGCTTAAATCGTCACCAGCCTGTAATACTTTCTTAATGCGACCTTTCTTTAGCTTCTCAGCTTCACGACCGTATACAGCATTACCCCTTTTGTATTGTGCGAACTCTCTTGGAGTAACGGCGCTTTTAACTGTCTCGTCCATATCCTTTGTCATGGCTCCGTATACTCGCTTCATTGCTGCGTCTTTACGGTTTGATTTTTCGCCAAACTTTGGAGCGATATCATCACGAAACGTTGTTCTCAGATCGCGTAAGTCTTCGATATTGCCCGCCGCTTTAACATCTGCTAGATAGTCAGATAGGGTATTAACTGAACCTTCGTCAATGACCTTTCTGGCCTCACCACTTGGTAATTCAGTTAGTCGGGTTAGCTCTTGCTCGATTGCATCAATGGTATTCTGCTTATTAAGCTCGACACCTTTAGCTTGAGAGATAGCGTTATCCATTGAATTGATAGCGGCCTGATTTATTCTCTTTTTCTTGCCAGTCAGAGAGGCTTTTATTTCGTCGTATGAAGGTGTGAATTTTTCAATGTATGATTCTGCGGCCTGTTGCCTTCCTGTTTGCTGGCGTGCTTGCTGGCCTGCTGTAAGTGGATTCATTTCACCAACGTTTGAAAAGATTTTGCCCGGTAAAGTTTCAGGTGCTATTACATCCTCAGTCCTTGCCTTTAGTCCTTGAGATTCGATATCAGCAATATTGCTTGCGGCCTCTTCTGACATATTGCCTTTAGTGCCACGGAATGCAGTGCCCAAAGTATTTTCCAGTCCCTTACCTGCTCCACCCATTGCGCCAGCCAGTGCAACTTCTTCAGGATTGAACTCACCACCAGTAGCAGCACCAGCCCCTTCAATTGCTGATTGAGTCAATGCAGCTTTACCAATTGCGGCGGGGATAGTTGCAGCCCTACCAGCCGGAGTGAAAGCAGCAGCCTGTCCAACAAAGTTAGTGATATCAGATGTCGATACACCGGGCGCGTTTAACACGTAGTTACCCGATGGTAGGCCGACAACCACATTACCTTTTTCATCCGGTGTGAATGTTGCCTCTGGATAATTAGACTTAATAATTTGCATTTGCTCTTTAGGATCGCTTGTTGTCATTAGTCCAGCAGAAGACTTGAACGCGGGCATTGATAGACCTTTCTCGTAAAGGCTACCAAGCGATTCAAGGAATGGCTTATCACTCGTAAACTCAGACAGGCCGCCCAATTCGGGCGCACCTGTTATCTCATTCAATTCTTCAATGGCAGATGTTTGTCTATCTGCACCCGTAACAATGTCGCCAGCACTCTCAAGAATTCCCGGCTCTTCAGTTTTCAAGGTGATAAGACCGCGGTTAACGGCCTCATCAAATCTTGCTTTTCTCTCTGGACTTAATTGATCTTGTAGTCCTCTGTTTGCAATTTCTTGGTATCTCTCTTTGTTCCAATTAGCCATTTAATAAATCCTCGTCTGAAAGCTCACTTAATGGTACATTATTTCTTGAGCTATCCATAGCGGGTGTATCACCCATTCCTTTTCTAATTTTATTAGCAATCTCTTGGAGTCTTTTCCTCGTGCCTTCGTATGAGCCCTTAATGCCACTCTCACTTACGTTTAATCCCGAACTAATACTACGTAACATTGCAATATCTTTGTCAGTCAAAACGCCAGACATCAACCCTAGATTCTCCTTGGTAAGCATAGATTCTAAACGCTCAGCCTTATTAATCAAGTCTTGACTCTTGCCGCTTAATGTTGGGAACATGTTATTAACATTACCAGTAATATCATTTAACTGTGGGTCGTTGGCAATCTCGTTAGCAAGATTAAATACTTCAGTTGAGAACTGTATAGCGTTTTGGCTTTCTTGCTCTTTACTCTTTGCAATCTGCTCTTTCTCGGCCTCCTTGTCATCAATCTTTTGTTGTAACTCTTGCTTTTTAAGATCGCTTGTTTCACGCTTTTGCTGTGACTCAAGTTTTTTCTGTTCAATCTCAAGTCTTCTCAACTCTTGATCGACCTTCTTGCCTTCAACTTTTGCTTTCTCAAATTCACTCATCTCTTTAGGTGCTTGAGGTTTCATGCTCATATAGCTCTTGGTAAACTCAGCACCTTGGCCGCCCAATGAAGAAAGAAACGGTATCGCACCGCGCTCAAAGTCTCCAAAGTCTTCACCGATTGATTGCGCTAAGTACTGAGGATTACCACCAGCAGCCGCAATATCTTGAACACCCTTAGTAATGATCGCATCTTTCTGTTCTGGATTCTGTATTGCACTGATTAGCGTGTCAGACATTATCTGCTTAGTTTGGTCATTCTTAAATCCAATAGCATCTTGAACCATACGATAGGCCGCTGGATTACTTAGTCCATACTCGTAAAGCTCTTTGGCCGATGCATTGTTGGCGTATAGGTCAGATAAGCCCTTCATTGCTTGCATGTCTGCTTCAGCCGCTTGTTGCTGTGCTTGTTGAGCTTCCATCTGTGCTTGCTGTTGCGCTTGCTGTTGCTTGAACTGACCGAATTGGCCTAGCGTATTTGCTAGACCAGCCATAGAGTTTTGAACGATACCGCCATAATTTAAAATGCTCATTAGAATAACCCCGCCTTTGCTGCGTTAACACCAAGTTGACTTAATCCCATTACAGTCTGAAACGGAGCCATTGCTTTTTGTGCTTGCGCCTGACCTGCCTGTTGATAAGCGTTACCAGCTTGAGACGCATAATTTTGACCAGCATTACCAAGATTAGCAGCAGCATTTTGACCCATGTTAACAACGCCCATATGCCTATTGAAGTCATCTGCTTGTCTGGCGTATAACTGACCTAAATGTTGTTGCCCCATGTTTGGAGCTATCATCTTGAGAGAGTTGCCCGTTGATGTATTACCCATTCCACCCATTGCTTCGCTAGCCGCTAACAGGTTGTTTTGTGCCTCACTACCCATTAGCGCATATTGCTCGGAGCCGTAAAAATCCTGCAATGCCTGCTGTTCATCAATCGGTTTGAGCAAGTTAGTTAATCCAGGTAGAGCGCCTTGACCAGCTTTCATAAATGGATTTAAATTTGCCTGTGTTTGGTCAAACATTTGCTTTTGAAGTTGCGCCGCTTGGTTTGCTGCATTAGTTTGGGCATCCGCTGCCGCATTGGTTCCTGTGATGTCACCAATTATCTTTCCTATTCCGCTAAATAACCCCATTTATAAACCCTCTTGGTTGAAGTGTGTTATCTGAATTAATTTTATACCTTTTTTCATAATCAGTAAATCGCAATAAAAACGGGGAATAATCCCCGCCTTGTACTAACTAGCAAATCAAACAATAAGTCTAATTTTCATTTATTAAGCTAGCCTCGGTTATGCTCAGTATTTCATCTATCTTATCAGCTATTAGCTTTTGATTCTTGCCTAACTGGTTTATTGCGTCAACTAATGACTGCGTATGCTGTCGATCGTAATCGGTCGGAGCGTTATTAACATCTATCTGTTTGATGTCAAGCCCTTCTAGCTTTGTAGCTTCAACAAACAATGCCGCCGCTGTTGCTACGTCCTGGTAGTTTTCTTTAAGTGATAGACTCCAGTTGCTCGGATACTCACCCCAAGGAAGAATTTCAACCTGATTAATTGCCATAACCAACCCTTACTTTAAATGAAGATAAATTGACCGTATCTTTTGATACTACCCTTAGCTTAAATCCTATGGACTCATTAACTCTTCCAACGTTGGATATAAAGGCTCTATCAAGATAGCGTTTAGCATCATTATACTGAAGTCTAAATTCGTTACCATAAGACCTACCATCAAGAGTGATACTAATAAATACCGATTGAAATTGGTTAACGTGACCGAATATTGAATCAAACTCTAAATCAAATAATGGAACCGCACCCCTCCCGTTGTTAACCCGTAAAAACGGAGTATAAACAATCATTTCAGTATCAAGCCCATTTTGACTAGATATTGATTCGTCGAGCTTACCAACACGGCCTAAACTACTATCGCCTATCGTTAGTCCTTCCTCGTGATTATAAACCACATGACGACCTGAGTATTTATTGTCCACTTCAATTCCACTTTTAAGCTGGAACCACACGCCCTGATTAGCCTCGTAAACAAACGTTTGATTAGGTAGTGTTACCATTAAAAAGTCTTGACCATCCTTTAAGAATGCATCGAGTAGCACATCCTGAAGCTCAGACTCTTTATACGAGTTTATAATCCTATCTATTGTGGGCGTTGATATCTTCTGATAAGAGCTGGGCGCCACCATTGCGATCTGCAGCGTTCCATCCTTTTCACTACCAAGCGCCGCAAAGTTGCCCTTGTATCTGCAGACTGCATGAGTCGAAACTATACCAAATTGAGTTTGCATTGATTTTTGGGATGCGTATATATTGTTTGCATTACCTGTTAGGCCAAACCACTGACAAACGTTACGCCCAAATACAGCAATGAATTTACCCTGCCAACTTCTAACCGCCTTGTTGTCGTCTGGATCTGCCTCTGTCGCATAGAATGGGGCTACATAATCAGGCCTTTGTTCTGGGCTAGTGTTTGGATCAGTGCCAACTATACCGCCAGCTAATGCAGTGCAACCAAGTTTGTTTTTGTTAATCCAAACATAACGCCCCTCATGTCTATCCATATCTATTACACCGGATAGATCGTAAGGGCTTGGATCGCTAACTTGTTCAGGTGGCTGTTCGTGGTAATCAGTCCATCCAGTATTAACAATTGCCCCGTTAGTGCTCCCGTTTTCATCTTCAGTGTTTGGTATTACATCCGTTGTTGGTAGGGGTGGCTTTTCTCTTGATGTTGACTCCGCTTTATTTACCAAGTCGTAAACCCTAAGCTTTGTGCCGCCAG